CGACCCACGCGACGCCGAACACCGAAGACCCGACACTGGTTCTTCGCCAAGCCACGCGCGGCTTCGACTTGCAGGCGCTTTACGTTCAGGGTCGCGGTGCAGGGCTGACCGCGATCACCGGCATCGGCTATCGCGTGCGGCGCTGGACGACCGCTGGCACGGGCGGCACGGCGATCACGCCTGCCCCGCGCAGGGTCGGCACCACGGCCTCGACGACCGCCGCTGACAAAGTGACGGCGATCACGCCGGGAACCGTGTCGGGCGCGTACCAACTCGCGTTCGGCTGCGGTGCGGCTGGGCCGGGCGGATGGGTCGCGCGCGACGCGGACTCGTGCATTCACGTGGAAGGTGGCGGCTCGGACGAGCTGAACATCAACAGCGTGGCGGGCGTCGCGTCGATGCTGCACCACGTCTCGGCCGAAATTACCGAGTAAGGCCGAGTGGCATGGTAGCGAGGGGCCACTCGGCCCCTCGCGTGTGCCATTGGAGGCGTGATGTCACGTAAGCACGTCATGATATTTGGTTCTGGTGGTGACTTCGCGCCTGCGGCTGGTGGTGGCTTGCCTGAACTTACCGGCACTCCAACGGCGGTAACGTGGGCTTCCGGCGCTGATCCCGCAGGACAGAGTATTACGATTCCAAGTGATGCAACTGCGGTTTATATGTTCTGGGCTTATTACGTCAATCCAGATGGACACGGATTGTTATCTGCAACATTGAATTCAGCATCTCCTGACGAACTCTTTGAAGTGCCGACTGGGGCTGCTGATGCTCCTGCCGTCGGAGTAACGGCTTGGTATAACCCGTCAACTGGCAGTCAAACATTGGACGTGGCATGGGATACAGCGCCAGTCGAGGGGTCAACTTGTATCGTCGCTTATGTGAAAGGCGGTAGCACCACCGCATGGAGGGATGCTGACGGTCAGGTGGGAGACGGAACTGCGGCATTGAGTGTGACCCTTACTACGGCGACAGATGATCTGGTGCTGAAAATGGATATGCGTTTTGGGACGCCACCGAGCACATCTGCTGGATGGACATCATCGCAAACGCATGCGAATAATGGTGAGGGGGCCAAGCTCTCGTATATCGTGGCGACTGGTTCAACGCAGGTCTGTAATTCAGAAGACGAGTCTTGGTCTGGGCTCTGTGCAATTTCCATACCGCCAGCATGACCACCTACTACGTCACCAAGGGTGGCAGCAATTCCAACGACGGCCTTGGGCCGGGCGACGGAAATGCTTGGCTCACGCCAGCCTTTGCCTACACGCAGATGTCTGCCGGTGATGAGCTGAAGGTCGGAGATGGGACGTACACCGACCCGCTCAGTAGCTTGCCGGACGGTAGCGCGGGTGCTGGCGATACCAAGATCAACACGATCAGCGCTGCGGGTGGTGTGATCTTCACTGGTGCCTTCGGCAGTTCAAGCTCGGCACAACGCAAGGAGTACAAGGGCCTGCGCCATCATGCGAACGCGCAGCGCGACTTCTTGGGAACACGTATCAAGGTCAAGGAAACCGAGTTCAAAGGCGGGCCGAGCGGTGGATCGTCAATGTCTGTGGTGATCGGGACTAGCGATTCCACACCGGGCGCTACGTTCATGCTGTTGGAGGATTGCTGGGTTCATGGTTACGGAGGGCGATACAAAATCCTCGTCTACAACGCCGAGGACATCATTGTGCGTCGCTGCGTGACACGCTTCGATGGATCAGATGCTGATGTCGGCGAGCCGATGGCGAACGTGACGCTGTATGACTCGCGGAGGGTGGAGGTACAGAATCACATTGCCATAGACCCCACGACTCCAGCAGCCGAGTATGTGTCGAATTACTACAACGTCATGAATGGGACGACCTCGACGCCGAATGACAACAAGCACTTCAGGGGCTGCATCTTGATCGACCCGGAGAGGATCGGATACTTCGGGGCGAACGAGGGCGTAGGCTCTGCCGCCACGAACTGCTCATGGGTGGACTGTGCCTCGGTCGGCGGAACGTGGGGCATCTCGCAACTGAAGGGCACGAGCATCATCTACCGCCGCTTGACGCTGATCGACGGCAGTCAGAGCGGCTTCGGCATCTTCGGTGGATCGACTGACATTGACGACTGCATCATCGCTGACTTCACAGGAGACGCCTTCAACTCAGGGTCTGGAAGCAACTGCGTGGGCTACAACAATGGGGACAACGCCGGGACGACAGTGATCGCGGTCTACTCGAACGGCCTGCTCTATCCAGCCCGCATCGAAACCGGCTCTACTCTTGCAAGCGGCGGGACGTTCGGCCAGCGCGGGGCGAACATCAGGAACAAGATCGGAGTCTCCGGGACGCTGTACGGGGAAACAGACTACAACGCCGACACCGGAGAATCGCTCTGGCCGTGGCCGAACGAGGCGCGGATCAAGAAGGAGATGTGCACCGATGTCAGCGTGACCCGAGGCTTCGGAAGTGCGTCCTCCCTGACGGCGTACATCATGAACCAGTTCGGTAACGGCAATCCGTATGCTAGCGGTGGCGGAGGTGGAGGAGGACTCACCGCCCTGCACGAATCCGCTGGATTCGGTGGCATGGAACCTCAGACCAACCCATTAACTGTGAGTAGGTGGTAATGCTCCACGTCCCTACCGGCGCGAACACTTTCTGCCTCACAGAGCCGTCGTGGGGAACGACTCGGCCCAACACGGCGAACGGCACTTCGGTCACGCCTGCCGTTGGGAGCAAGGGGTCGTATGCCGCGCTCGGTAGCGCGCTCACAGACGACGCCTTTGGCATCCTCATCAACATCAACACGAACTTTGCCTCGACCGCATCGCGCAACACGGTCATTGATATAGGGATCGACCTTGCAGGCGGCACGTCGTACACAGTAACAATCCCCGACCTGATCTGCGGCGGTTCTTCGGCTTATACGCGCAATGGCGGCGGGAACTGGTATTACTTCCCGTTGTTCATCCCGGCTGGTGCGACCGTAGCTGCAAGAGCACAAGGCTCTGTGACTACCGCTATTCGCGTCGGCGCAGTGTTTTTCGAGCGCCCTGCGAACCCACAGCTTATCCGCAAGGGGTCATTTGTAGAGGCGCTCGGGATCAGCTTGCCGGGCGGTACTGCCATCACGCCGGGTACTACCAGCGAAGGCGCATGGACCTCGATTGGCACCACGACGAACAGAACGTGGTGGGTGCAGTTCGGGATGCAGGTCAACACCGCAGATACGACGTGGAACTTGGCGGCGATTCACGTTGACGTTGCGGTAGGAGATGCGTCGAACAAGGATGTCATCATCCAAGACGCGAATTTTTGCACGGACACGGGCGAGTATGTAGGCAATCCTCCGCTCACTGCGGGCGTGGAGTGGGACATTCCGGCAGGATCGAATATCTACATGAGGGCGCAGTCAAGTACTACGCTTGATGCTTACAACGCAGCGGTCTACTTACTAGGCGGATGAAATGGCGATCAGCGAAGCCTACACCAACAGCAACACGATCAGTTCGACGGAATACTCGTTGCCGAACAACAGCACCACTCCGGCCTCGATCACGGACGACGGCGTGTATCAGGTGTTCATCGACACCGGCAACATGGCCGCTGGCGATCAGTACAAGATCAGGGTCAAGGAAAAGGTAACGTCTGGTGGGACGCAGCGCGAGATTTACGCAGCAACGCTCACGGGCACGATGACGGACAATTGGGTGAGTCCGTCGCTGATCCTCATTCACGGGTGGGATGTCACAGTGCAGAAACTGGCTGGTACTGACCGCTCGTTCGGCTGGTCTATCCGTAAAGTTGCATGAGCAGTTGGAACTTTCAGCCGGTAGTTCCTGCATCGGCGGATTTGCTATCCGGCGGTGGGCCATCCCCCGCGCTCGACGATAGCGATTCCGCTTGGGCGGCGTCGCAGCACGGTTTTGTCAACGTGCCTCTCGCCGGGGCGGCGGCTGCTCTAAGTCTTGCGGTCGCAATTGCGACCGGCTTCAACGCTGCACGGGATGATCTACCTGTAACGACGACCACGACGCTCGTCGGTCACGAGAGCGTGCAGATTGTTGCGGTCGGAAGCGAGCAGATACCGCGTGTCTTTATCTACGATGACGACATCGCGCCGCAAGCTGCGCCGGTCGCGCTCGAGGAGGGCGAATGGCGACCGCCCGTGTTCGTGTCGTCGAAATGGCATGTTCCGCCGTTTGCCGCGCAGGATGAACTTCCGAGGCGCATTAACGAGGAATACGAGTGGACGCCGTGGATCGCTCGCAAAGCCAGTGTCACTCAACCTGTATGGGCAACTGATGAAATAGTCCCGCAGCCGCCAACCTTTGCGCCAGATGAGACATACGAGTGGGTCGCGTCGCGGTCTCGCTATTACGTCGCCCCGCCGCCATCGTGGACTGATGAGGCAATAGTTCCGCAGGCCGCGGCACCCTCGTTCGAGCAGGGCGAATGGCTGTACTTGGAGCCTGTAAAGCACAGAGCTCTGGTGTCCGGTCCCGGGTGGGCGACCGATGAGATCGTCCCGCAGCCCCCGGCCTTCGTGCCGGACGAGGACTACTGGCTGCAACTCACAAGCGACCGCGATGAGGTCGTCATTGTCGATTGGGAGGTCACGGGCGGTGGTGGGAAGGTCGTCGTGCCTACGGAGCCCATCGCCGTCGAGGACTACTGGCTCGCGCCGCAGTGGAGTCTGGACAAGTCCCATGCGCGAATCTTCCTCGCGGACGATGAGATTGGCACGCCGCCCGCCGCGCTCACCGTGGACGAGACGGAGTGGCGTACCCCAATCGTCGTTGCGGCACGTCCGTTCATCACCGTCTGGACCGTCGCTGACGATCTGGTCGCGCAGCCGGGTGACTCGCCGTCGAGTATCTTCGGGCTGCGAGCGCGCTACACGCCCGAGATCAAACTGTGGGAGTTCACCGACGAGCTCCCAACCCCGGCAGCGCCGACCACGGTTGTCGAATCGGATTGGCAGGTATTCACACCGGTACCTGTCGCGCCGCGCGTCACGCTCTGGACTCAGGGTGATGACATTGCGCCGCAGACACCATTCGTCGAGGATGAGTATTGGAGCCATTTCGGCGCGCCGCTAGTTCTGCCGAGGGTTACGTTGTGGGCGGAAAACGACGAGGTTCCGGCCGCGGCGGTGCCTCTCACGATCGACGAAAATGAGTGGCCGTCGGTGGTGCGGTTGGTCATTAAGCCCCCTGTACTACCTCTGTATTTGCCAGATCCTGAAGAACTTCCTGCGGGATTTCTTATTCCTTTGGTTGTTGAGATACCCCAGACCGACGGTGCGGTCTGGCCCCTGCCCAAGTACCCGCGCCGTGATCGAGAGGATATTGAGCGCGAACAGCGCATGGTGCAGCGCTATCTTGATGATCTTGACAAGAAAGAGAAAAGACTCGAGCGCGCTGGGGAGAAGGCTCGCAAGCCGACGGCTCGTGACAAGCTCAAGCCTAGATTGAGCGACGCCATGGCGCTGGCGGCCTCCATGGAGCAGCTTGAGAGGGTGGTCAGGCACGAGCTGGCGGACGAGGCGGATAGGCAAAAGGCGCGGGCGGAGTTCATGCGAAGATACATTTCTAGGTTCGTGGTGTTGGCTGGACTTGTTGACTAAAAAGAGGAGAGCTGGCGATGCATGTCCTGATGGAAGAGACGACGCTGAACGGAGATCCCGGAGCTGGCGCAGCCCCAGCTGCATCCCCAGATGCTGGAGCCGCGCCTGCTGCAAAGTCGGAGGCCGCGCCGGCTGAGCCCAAGCAGCTCACAGAAACGCAGGTCGTGTCCGGCATGGATGACGCGATCGCGCGCGGGCTGGGCTATCGCAAGGAGGAGGAGACCCCGGAGCAGAAGGCAGCCAAGGAGGCCGAGGCCGCCAAGGCTCGTGAGGCCGAGCTTGCCAAGATGAGCGAGGCGGAGCGCACGGCTGCCGCCGCTGCCGACAAGGCGAAGGCGGAGGAGACTGCAAAGGCCAAGGCCGCGGAGGCCGCGAAGCCCAAGACGATCTCCCCGATCTCGGACGAGGAAAAGAAGACGTGGTCCCAGCGCAGCCAGCAGCGCTTCCAAGAAGCGTTCGGCGAGATCCGCAGGCTGACAGCCGAGCGCGAGCAGCTCCTGTCCTCCAACAAGGAGCTCGTCGCCGCCAGAGACTCGATCCTCAGCGTGCTCGAGGAGACCCACACGACCGACGACCAGCTCGCCCAGCTGCTCGAGTTCAACCGGATGGTGCAGACCGGTAACTACGAGAACGCGCTCAAGCAGGTCGAGGCACAGCGCGCCGGCCTGCTCAAGCTGCTCGGCAGGGAAGCCCCGGGCGTGGACCTGCTGGCCGATTTCCCGGATCTCGTGAAGGAAGTGGAGGACGAGAAGCTGGACCGGGCGCTCGCTCTCGAGATCGCCCAGAACAGGCGCAACGCTGCCGTACTCAAGGCGCGCGAGCAGCAAAGGGGCGGCGAGCAGGAGGCGGCACGGAAGCAGCAGGAGCTGTCCGAACAGGCCCTGCAGTCGATCAAGGACTGGTCCAACGAGATGGCCAAGTCCGACATTGACTTCAAGGCGAAAGAGGATAAACTCCTCACCCAAGTTGCTCAGGTGGTTAAGGATTACCCGCCCGGGCAATGGCTTCAGACGCTGAAGATGCTGTACGGCAATATCAGCGTTGCTCGTGCTGCAGTACCCGGTGGTGAACAGCCGTTGCGCCCGAAGACCGAGCGCCACGGCGGTGCGGCACCTCAGGACATGCTGCAGGCGATCAATCAGGGCTTGGGCTACAACAAGCCCTGAGGCGAGAGGGCCGGGTTCGCCACCCGGCATGGCTGTAGCGGGATCGCCTCCGTGGACAGGACTTGCGCTTCGTCAGCGCGACAACTTGTTCAACTTTTTCGGAGGCTGTCATGCCTTTCACTTCGCAAGAGATCACCGACGCCGGCAAGATCGGTCTCGACTTCTACGTCAAGAACGAGCCGGTGGATCAGGTGGGCGTCGAGCGCCCACTGTACAAGTACCTGAGCGGTCGCAAGACCAGCGCGCCCGGCGCGAAGCAGTACATCGTCGAGCAGCTGCGCTACCGCTACCAGTCCAATTTCCAGTGGTTCAACGGCTCGCAGGTCGTCACGTACAACCGCCGGCAGTCGATCGAGCAGGCGAACTACGCGTGGCGCGCGGCGCACGACGGCTTCGCCCTCGACGAGGATCGCCTGATCCAGAACGGCATCATGGTCGACGACGGCGGCCCGGGCGGGAAGGCTTCGGATGCCGAGCGCATCCAGCTCACCAACCTGCTGAAGGAGCAGTCGGAGATCCTCCGGCTCGGCTTCCAAGAGAAGTTCAGCCACGCGCTGCACCTCGACGGCACCCAGTCCTCGGACGCGATCACCGGCATCGACGCGCTGATCAGCCTGACGCCCACGTCGGGCACGGTCGGCGGCATCGATCGCTCGGTCGCGGCGAACGCGTACTGGCGCAACTACGCCCAGACGGGTCTCACCACGACCACGACCACCGGCAACATCCTCGACTACATGGAGATCGCGTGGCGCGCCTGCGTCCGCAACGGTGGCAAGCCGGACTTCATCGAGTGCGGCGACGACTTCATCGACGGCTTCAGGAACTTCATGTTCAAGTCGTTCGGTCGGCTGGACTACGAGGGCGTGTCCGAGCGCATCATCGAGGGCGGCACCAAGCAGCTCACGTTCCACGGGGTCCCGCTCGTCTGGAACCCCGAGTTCGACGACCTCGACACGCTGTACGCGCCGTCCCCGACGTGGTCCAAGCGTGCCTACTTCGTCAACGGCAGGCACGTGAAGCTGCGCCCGATCGAGGGGCAGGACATGATCACGCGCAAGCCGCCCCGGGCGTACGACAAGTACGAGTACTACTGGGGCCTGACGTGGCGCGGCGCGGTCAGCATGAACCGCTCGAACGCGCAGGCAGTCGTTTCCATCGCCTGATCGGGTGATGGGCTGGCAAGGCCCCGACCGCTCCAAGCGGCGGGGCCTTTTTCACATCTGAAAGGAGCAAAGATGACGCAGCGAATCTTCGTGACAGTGGACAGAGGCATGACCGACAAGACCCCCGTGTGCATCTACCCGTGGGAGAAGGTGCTGCTCGAGATGATCCACGGTTCCGTGGTCGAGCATTCGATCGAGGAGCTGTCGACCCTGAAGGAGGCGGCCAAGATCGAGAAGATGCGGATGAACCACGGTGCCTACTACGCGCCGAGCCTGCGCGAGTCGCTGATCAACATGGCGATCGTGGATCCCGAGGAGGATCCGGTGCTCAACCCGGAGGCCGAGTACGCGCGCCTGAGCGAGAAGTACGGCTTGGACAAGGACGTCCCCATGGCGGTGGTCACACGCGCCTACGGGGAGTTCCATTCCAAGAACTTCGAGCGCGCGCTGAAGGAGTTCTCGCAGATGACCCCGCACGGTGAGCTGGTGCGCGGCCGTCCCGAGAAGGCCGGCGGCACGAAGCGCGTGCACGAGAGCGCTGCCCAGCAGGCGTAATCGGTGGCCCGCACCTACAAGACGCTTGGCGAGCTCCGGTCGCTGGTGAGAGCGGCGACCGGGTTCGCCTCGTCCGGTGCTGTTGCCGGCGCGAATCAGGCGCTGGTCGATCAGAAGATCAGGCTCGCGCAGGCGGTGCTCTACGAGACGCACGACTGGGCTCACCTGCGCAGGTACAACACCTACACCCTCGGTGCAGGCGCGTACCTGCTCGACTACCCGGATGACGCGAATCAGGATCGCATCAAGGCGATCAGCGTGCTGCGCGGCAACGTCTGGAGCCCGCCGCTGCCGCGCGGGATTCCGCCCCAGTACTACACCACGCAGGACAACACGAGCTGGCCGCAGCGCTGGGAGCCTTACGCGCAGATCGAGTTCTGGCCGAAGGCGGACCAAGACTACTCGGTGCGGATCTTCTACATCATGCAGGCGTCCACGCTGGTCGCTGACGATGATCGCGTGAACGTGGACGACAACCTCGTCGAGCTCGGCGCGATCGCGATGGCCAAGGCGCACTACCGGCATCCAGACGCCGAGGTCTACCAGAACCAGTGGACCAACACGCTCATCAAGCTGAAGGGCAGGAGCTGGTCGAAGTCAGTCTTCAACCCGATGGACTACACGGACGAGCCGCTGGTCAAGCCGGTCGTCGTATAAGGAGAGGACATGCAGCCGATCATCGCAACCTCAGTAGCAGCGGTCACGCCGCACGACACCAACCCGAACGTCTACAACGCGCTCTGGGTGGGCGGCACCGGAAACGTCGCCGTCGAATGCGCCAATGGCAGCACCGCCACGTTCACGGCTGTGCCGGCGGGTGTTGTCCTGCCGGTGGCCACGGCGAGGGTGCTTGCCACCGGCACGACCGCGACCCTGATCGTCGGCATGAAGTGGTAGATGCCGGTCCTCTCGTTCGATGAGTTCAAGGGCGGGCTGGATGTACGCCAGCACCAAGCCCTCACGCGCGGGAGCATCATGCGCGCGCTCACGAACGCGTATGTCACGACCGGCAAGTCCATCAGGAAGCGTCCCTGCCTCACCCACGTAGCCACACTCGAGGCCGGCACTGTCGGCCTGAGGGCAATCAACGGCAAGCTGCGCACCTTCTACGGTGACGGCACTGCCATCACGCACGCGAACACGCTGTTCGTTGCAGAGCGTGTTCCGCACCCGACGCTGGGCGACGCGCCGGTAGCGATCCAGTACGGTGACCAGTTCAACCGTCTGCCGTACATCTCGGCCGAGTACGCGAACGGTGACGTCTACCACCACTTCCTCGACGATCCCGGCGTCTGGGTGGCGAGCACTGCCTACAGCTCGGGAGACTACCGCAGGCCCATCAACCCGAACGGGTTCAGGTACGAGTGCACCACCGCCGGCACCACAGCCGGCGTAGAGCCAGTCTGGCCAACCACGATCGGCACGACCGTCGCAGACGGGAGCGCTGTCTGGACGTGCCGTTCCTTCTCCATCACGGACGTGAACTGCCCGCATTCCAAGCAGGTCACCAAGCGCAAGCAGAAGATCTACGCCGCGAATGAGGGGGACGTCTCCTACTGCGCAACCGGAGACCCGAGAGACTGGACGACCGCGAGCGACGCTGGCTTCCTGCCATCCAGCATTTCGGCCACCGGCTCTGCCGAGGTGACCGCGCTCGGCGATTTCAGCGAATCACTCGTCGTCTTCTACGCCGACAGCTCGCAGGTCTGGTCAGTGTCCGCGGATCCTGCCGAGAATGCGCTCACCAACGTGGTCGAGAACGTCGGCACCCTCTACCACAATGCGCACATGCCGCTCGCCGGGGACCTGTTCTTCCTCGCGCCGAACGGTGTGAGATCCATCTCGCTTGCGATCATCACCAACAACCTGCAGGACGAGGACGTGGGCAACGCGATCGACTCCCTCGTCAACGCGAACATCGGCCCGGGTGATGAACCGATGGCCATGTACTACCCGTCTCTTGGCCAATGGTGGCTGATCAACGGGACGACCGTCTGGGTGTACAGCTTCTCCAAGACGGCAAAGCTCTCCGCGTGGAGCAAGTTCACGCTGCCATACTCGATCGATCACGCCACGATCCTGAATCAGCAGCTGTACCTGAGGAGCGGCGACTTGGTCTTCAGGGTCGACGGCTCCGTCTACAAGGACTACGGTCCCAGCATCCCGCTCATGGACGTCCTGTTCTACTATCAGGACGCAGACCGCCCGGGCGTGCTCAAGCAGTTCATGGGCATGGACGTGATGGGCCTTGGCCAGATGACCATCTCGCACAAGTTCTTCGACGAGGCAGGTGCCGAGCGCGAGACCCAAGAGTACGAGTACCAAGCAATCACGGAGCCCGGGCCATTGCACCCGGTGGAGCTATGCGCCACGAGAATCGCGCCACACATCCAGCACCAGAGGGACGAGGAATGCGAGCTGTCGCAGATCAACTTCTTCTACGAGAACCTCGGGGTGTTGTGATGGACATGACGGAGGATCACATCCTCGATCTGCTCCCGCGCATCAGGCAACGTGATGTGCACGAGCTGACCGGGCTGATGCGAGAGTCCCTCGAGGACTGGGCGCGCTCGCGCGCTCGTGATCCGGGCGTGCACTACTCGGTGTGGCACAACGGGAAGGTGGTCGCCTGCGGTGGTGTGCTCGAGGGCATCGTCTCCGGCATCGGCGTAGGATGGGCGATCGCGGCCGAGGGCTGGTGGAGGGCGTACAACGATGCTCTCAACCTGTGGACCATGTTCGTGAAGCACGGCGGATACCGCAGGCTGGAGTGCAAGTGCTACGTGGACAACGAGCCGGCCAACCGGTTCGCGTTGAAGCTGGGCTTCATGCTCGAAGGGTGCCTGCGCTCGTATTCACTGCGCGGCGAGGACATCAACCAGTACGGCATAGTTCTGGGAGAGTGACATGGGCGGCGACGGCGGCGACGAAATCGCACAACGACAGAAGCAGGAGGAGGCGAAGCGTGCCGAGCTGCGCTCGCGCGTGAATGCCTTGTACGGCATTCGCCCCGACGCGTCCGGCATCGATCGCGGCAAGTTCACCACGGAGGAGATCCTGACCACGACCAGCGGCGAGCAGCTGCCGCTGCTCATCGGCAAGCTCGATCAGGCAGGCTACGACGCGGCCCTCGCCGGATCGTACAAGGGTGCGGACGAGGCGGCAGCGCAGCTCGCGAAGGAGGAGTCGGACCTGTCCTCGGCAACGCGCGACTACTACACCGACAGGCTCACCAGAGAGGGCCAGCAGGCGGAGCGCAAGAATCGCTTCGCGCTCGCCAATCGCGGTCTGTCCCGTGGAAGCGTGGACATCGACACCGGTGCCGAGCTCGCCCGGGCGCGTGGTGAGGGCGCAACCCGCATCGAGGACGAGGTTACCAATACGCTCGCGAACCTGCGCAACCAGCGCGAGGCGGAGCGCCAGAACACGGTGCAGCTGATCCAGTCCGGGGTCGGTGAGGATGCCGTCGCCGCTGCCGGCGCGGGCCTCAGGCGCGCGTATGACACCGTCCGTGGCCAGCAAAAGGCCGACCTCACGGGAGATCTGTTCACCACCTTCTCGAGCCAGCCGCAGTACACCTACGATCCGACCCTGCTCGCCGCCGAGCGCTACAAGCAGAGGCTGTCGTCCTTCTATCCAAGCTCGACCGGCGGTAGCGCCGGCAGGATCACCCGGGGGTAGACCATGATCTTCCACGACATCTTCGCTGGCTGGCGCAGGTTCACCGCGCCCCTTTGCACCGGTGCTGAGCCGGCCGTGGCTGGCGCTGGCGGTGCCGGTGCCGCGGCGGCTGGCACTGCCCTCGCCGAGGAGCTGGCCCTGCTTGGCGCTGCGGGCCTTGGAGGCTCTGCGGCGGTGCCTGCCGCGGCAGGTCTGGGTGCCGGCACCGCGCTCCAGTTGGGTGCGATCGGTGCCAACCTGCTCGCCCAAGAGGATGCGATGCGCAGGCGCGAGAAGATCAACCGCGCCACCGAGGCCTACAACCTCGAGCGGGCAGGCAGGGGCAGGGGGAAGCTCGAGAAGTTCATCGAGGGCGAGACGCCGGAGGCGAGGCAGGCCGCGACCATGGCCGCCGAGCAGAGCGCTCAGGCCGACTACGATCGTACGATCGGGGCTGCACAGGCGCTCGACAAGGAAACGGTAGGGCAGCGCAGCAAGGCCTACGACATCGGCAAGGTGAGGTCCGATGCAGCCACCGCTGCCGAAGGGACGCGCCTTTCCCAGCAGCTGGCCAAGATGAGAGCCCCCAAGCGTGCAGGCCTCGACCGTGCCATCCGCCTCAGCAGGACTGCCGAGGGCATCGGAGCGGAGCAGCAGGCGATGAACGCGATCGGAGCCGCGGGCGCTGCCGATCAGCGTGCCGTGGTCCCGAGCCCGTATGCGGCAACGCTCGCGGAGGGCCTCTACGGCTACGGCTCCGGCCTCAACACGGCCGACGTGATGAAGAGGTATCGCACCGCACCAGCATTCTCGACGAGATAGGATCATGCCCACCTTCAAGACGGCACGCAGCACTGGCCTTTCGCAGGCGATGCGGGATCTCGCCATCAGGAACCAGATGGGCGGCGAGCTCGACCCGCTCAACGCCCTGCGCGCCGATCAGCTTGCTGCACAGGACGCGCAGAGGCTGAGCCTCGCCGAGAAGGCGAGGGAGGAAGCGGAGGCCACGCGCTCGAGGGCCGCTCGCATGAACGACCCGGCACTGCGTTCGGAGTACGCGGCGCGCCAGTCGGGGATCAGCCTGCCGGAAGCGACGAGGCTGGATCAAGCGTTCCGCGGCGAGCTGGAATCGATCGACGCGATCGACAACGTCGCCCCAGTCACCGCACCGGAGACGGTGAATCCTGCGCAACGCAGGTCCTACAACACGGCCCTCGCCAGTACCATCGCCAACCTGATTGCCACCGGCGACACCAACGCCGCGCAGATGGCCGCTGCCGGCAAGACCGGTCAGGAGGCCTCCATGCAGGCGGAGGCGAGCCTGCCCGGGCTCGGCGTGCCTGACGCGAATCGCCTGCTGGCAGCTGCCGGTGAGCGCACGCGCGAGCCGATCACGATGACCGCTCAGGGCGTGAGGCTCAACCAAGAGACCGGCGACATCAACGAGGAGTCGCAGCTCGCCGGTGCCGTGCGCGCGAACCTGTCCGCTCAGGCAGGGCAACGTCGTGCGGGCGGTGCGGCAGCCACCACCAGAGCGGATGCTTACGCACGCAAGGTGTCGACACCAGTCGTCGGTGGTGGTCGCACGGAGACGGAGGCGCAGAAGCGCGAGCGCAACGCGCGTGCTGCGCGAAACGAGACCGCGGCCGAGCAGGCCGCTCGGGAGATGACCTCTCCACGCTTCAGGCGCGACCCGGCGATGAAGGGCATGGCGCTGGGCGCATACGATTTCGTGAAGCGCGCCTTTGAGGTGATCGGCGAGGACGGGAAGCTCGTCGGCTACTATCGCTGATGGCTTTCATCCCGCTCGGTCAGGAATTGGAGGACCAGCCCGAGGTCATCAAGGCTGGGTTCACTCCGCTGGCTCCGGCCCCCCGCAGGCGCGACGATCTCGCTCCGGGGACGCCAGCCCCCGCGGCGGGCGCTGCCGTCGCTCCAGCTGTGGGGGCCGGACCTGATGAGGGCGTGGGCACGAGGATCTGGGAGGGCGTGAAGAAAGCGCTCGCCTATGGCACGGGCGCGCTCACATCCGCAGGGCGTGCAGGTCTCGAGCAGAACCCGATCGGCATGGCTGTATCTCGCCTGATCGATCCCAAGAGGAAGGCTGTGACGATGGAGTCGATCGCCTCCGCCCGTCGTCCGCGCCCTCCCCTTGCTACCGGGCAACCGATCTACGAGCCGCGCCCGCCGGAGATGTCGGAGCCCAGTGGCGAGCTCATCCCGATGGGTAAGGGCGAGTTCCTGCCCGGCGTGGCGAGCGGCATCCGTGAGGGCCTGAAGCAGGGCCTCGCCGGCTACAGGATGATCGGCGCTGACATCATGGGCGATGAGGCCGGCGGTCGCGGTATCGTCCGTGAGCTGCGCGACATGCAGGCCGCAGAGCAGGCACGCCGCGGGCATCTGGGTGACGAGCCCATCGTGAACCTGCGCGGCACGTTCGGCCCGCAGAGCCCGTTGCGACACATCATCCCCAGCAGGTCGGAGGCTGCGGAGGCGGCAAGGCAGGCCGCGACCCAGCTCCCCGGCATCGCTGCATCCGTCATCACCAGACGTCAGGCCCCGGCGCTCGCATCGATGGGCGCGGAGATCCTGCCGCGCGAGTACGGTCAGGCCCGTGTCGAGGGCTTTGACCCGATAGACGCGCTCGTCTCGAGCATCGGCCAGACGGCTGCGGAGCTGATCCCAGAGGTACCTGCCCTGCGCGTGATCATGAAGATGCCGATCGGCGCGATCAGGCAGGATCCGCGCGCGCTCGCCGCCATGGCCAAGTACATGAGCGCGGTAGCCGGCACCGAGCTCGGAACGGAGGAGGCGAGCACGGTCCTCGGGTATCTGGTCGACCGTGGCATGGCAGATCCGAATGCCACGCCGGAGCAGCTCGAGCAGGACATGCTCGCCACGCTTCGCCAGATGATGGTTCAGGGTCCGCTCATGGCTGGAGGTGCCGCAGCCATCAGGCAAGGTGTGGCTGGCGCAGCCGGAGCGGTGGAGAAGGCACGCATCGAGCAGCGCGCGCGTCAGGTAGCGCGCGCGATCGCTGGTGACGTCGCGGATGCAGAGATCGTGGGCGAGAGAGCGCGCACCGAGCCTGCCGCGCCAAGGCCTGCGCCTTCGCCTGTTCCGGGCATGGAGATCCCGCAGCTGGAAGCGGAGGTCAGACAGCCCATCGAGGTCACGCCAAGAATCGTGGAGGCCGCCAATGCCGCTAGAGAGCGGGTCGAGCAAGAAGGTCGTGTCGCGCAACATCCGGGAGCTGCTGCACTCGGCGAAGCTGAAGGGCCATATCGGTACCAGCCCACACCTGTCGCCGGAGAAGACGCGCAAGCAGGCGATCGCTATCGCGCTGGACAAGGCGCGGAGGTCCCGCGGACGATAGTCGCCGAAGACGACATCGACGACTACCTCGAGAAGCACGGCATCGCGATCAGGTCCGCCACCAAAGGGCGCACCGCCGAGCTGTCGCGTCTCGAGCGCACGCTCGCCAGACCAAAGGGTGTCGGCGCGCCGGTCAATCAGCGGATCGTCCTGAAGGACAAAGCTGGAGAGCTGGTGGTCGGGCGCGTCACCAAGAAGGACTGGCTGAAGCGTGCGCAGACGAGCCTTCCGGGCGAGGAGTTCGCGCGCGCTCGCAAGTGGTACCGGAAGTTGCATGAGCGGCTGACGCCAATCTTCGACGAGAAGACCACCAACGTGGCGCTCGCGTGGCTCCTGTCGCAGCAGCAGGCGAGCCCGAGCCACGGGATGATGAACGTGATGCGCGCGATCGATCGCGTCGCAGGCCACCCCGGGCCGAAGGCTGGACTGAACGAGGCGGCACTCGTGCGCGCGCTCAGGACCGGGGATGTCGAGGGTGGTATGGGCGCGAAGCTCGCCGACTTCATCGACAGCGAGATGGGCTCGCCCACCAGACGCATCATGGGCGGTGACGTTCGTGGCGGAGAACCCGCGGCGATCGATGTGCACGCCTTCCGTGACGTGGGCTTCGTCGACCAGACCATGCTCAGGCACATCGCTGACCGCTTCGGCGAGGATGCCGCCGCGCAGATCTCGGAGGACCTGAACCTGACCGGCGAGGCCGCCTACGAGTACGGCAGCGCCTTCTACAACGATCTGGCCAAGTGGCTCAACGACAACAACGTAGACGGTGGCGGCTGGACCGCGAGTCAGGCGCAGGCTGTCGGCTGGATGGGGATGCAGGCCGCGCTCGGCAAGCAGGGCGAGTCGGTCGAGGACATCATCGGCAAGAACACCCGTCGCGTCTCCATCGGCCTCAGCCCGGGCGAGGGCTCTGGCGGTGAGGCGATGAGCCACGAGCAGGCGGAGAAGCTCGTGCAGGACGTGGCCGGCATGGTCGGTGTGCGCCCCCTGCAGATGGAGCGCGGTGTCGGCGCATACCTCGGCGAGAACGAGAACAGCCTGCACGTTGCCGCCTTCGCCAGCCCGGAGACGGTGCGCGCCTTCATCGCCTCCGTGGGCTATGCGATGCGCCAGTCGAGCGTGATCGCCGTGCGCCCCCTCAAGTCCGGCAAGCAGGACGCGATCGACATCATCTCCCCGGAGCTCGCGAACTACGCCACCGCCGGCATGCTCTTCTCCGCGTTCCATCAGCAACCGGGCATGGCGGACCTCGCGCCGGGCTTCCAGCAGGTCGACTACGAGGGCCGGCAGGGGATTCGCCTGCTCAACTTCTCTGGCCATTGGTCCAAGAGCGACATGGCCAAGATCGAGACCGCTCTCGCGGCAGCTGTCGAGCAGTCTGGGGTGCCCATCGACGAAGTGCTACACTTTTCTATCCAACTGGAGGAAGCCTCCAATGACTGGACTGCGCGACCGCAAGGGCAAGCCTATCTCGATCAAATCCGCGAGCTCGGACGACCCGGTCTGGCGGCAAGGCTGGAACGTGACTATGGGCAGCGCGCACCGTCTGCCGGCGAAGAAGAAGAACGCGCGCGTGACCAGCGAGCGCAGCGGCTCCAAGTAGCCTCGGAGAGCGCGCGCAGCGTCTTCGCCGACTACGAGTCGGCCAAGCGCTCCTACTACGAGCTTCCCTCCACGCATGGCGGGCAGATCCTCAACGTGGATCTGGCACGCGAGCTGGTGCCGGAGTACAGGCAGGATCCAAGCCTGTCGCCGGCCGTGCATGAACCAGCCTCAGCGTTCATCAAGAGGCTCTACGCGGAGAAGCTCGCGCAGCACACGCCCGCCGGCAAGATCGCCGTGGTCGTCTTCAGCGGCGGCGGCCCGGGTTCCGGCAAGTCGACCACCCTGTCCGAAGTCTTCGGCGGCGAGCTGGATCTGGGAGAGATCTTCTACGACGCAACGCTCAGCTCGTTCGACTCCGCCAAGACGAAGATCGATCAGGCCCTCGCCGCCAATCGCGGCGTGGTCATCAGGTTCGTCGATCGCGCACCCGGCGAGGCATACGAGTACGGAGTGGTCAACAGGATGGCCGGCTCCGGCACCAAGCGTCTGGTCCTGATGAGCGAGCACGCCAAGACTCACGTCGAGGCGCGCCGTGCCGTGCAGCAGCTGTCCGAGCACTACGCTGACAATCCGATGGTGGACATCCTCGTCGTGAAGAAGCACGATGGCGATGGGACCACCCCGATCGACACCAACGAACTCGGGAACTGGGATCTGAAAGATGCCTACAGAGAAACCATCCAAGCAGCAAACCGGTCCCTCGCAGCAGGACGCCTCACGCGAGAGCAATTCGACGCCTCAGCCGAAGGGCTCCCGTCCGAATATGCCGCCCTCACAGCAGGAGCTGGGCGCGTTCGGCAAGAAGCTGACCGAGTCCATGGTGAAGAACCTGCGGGCCGAGTACGAGGAGGAGGGCTCGAGCAAGCCGCAGTAGCGGGCGTTCCCGGCAGGGGCCCCGGCTACGGCAAGGTCACCACGAAGGCGGCGAGCCCGTCCGGTATGGGCATGGTCAGCACGCGCGTGAATGCCCAGCTGCAAAAGCAGATGCCCAAAGCGGTGAGCTATGGGAATGTGCAGGACATGCACCCGGGGCACGCGCAACGAGTGGCTGGAGCTCTGCAGGATCTGCAGGATGCTGGAATGCCAAAGTTCCTGCCTGAGTCGGTGGATACGTGGGTCACCATCAAGGGCACCGGTTGTGACGCAATGATGCTCACCGGCGGCACCGCGATCGGTGTTCGCGAGGACTGGCTCACCCAAGCCTACTTCAACGATCCGCAGGCGCTGACCTACGTGCGCCATATCGTCGCCCACGAGCTCGGACACGTTCTCGACTTGGTGAAGTGGGACGGGCTCGGCAGCTACGAGTCGTTCTCGCTGAAGAGCCCAAGGCTGGAAGAGGATGGTGACCTGATGCAGGAAGCGCGCGCCGTCTTCAAGGGCAAGGAAACGCCGCGCGGTCTGGTCGAGCTGCTGGCGTATCCGCTGCACTGGGACAACATGGCGAGGGCGTCGCAGATCAAGTTCGAGACGTTCGCCCAGATGCACGGCTTGTACTTCACCAACAAGGGCACGATGCGCAAGTGGCTGCCGAAGTGGTATCGTCTGATGGAGGACGTCTATGGCGAAGAGCGCGACGGATCAGCAGCTGAGCAGCTTGCCGAGGCTCGTGACAGACTACGGCAAGCGCTTCAAGTCCCGGGTGCCGGTGCACGTCGCGCGCCGAGCGTCCGTGCTGGGTATGGGAGAGCTGGTGGAGAAGCTCGAGCGATCGCTGCGCGAGGGCCGCCCAGTGCCGGAGTGGCACTCCGAGGTGGAGCGCAGCCGGGCGGTGCCGGCGGCGGAACGGTCGCTGGAGGAGTCGCTCAACGCGGAGCCCCTGCCGTAGGCTGGAACGTCGAGCAACCGGGCGTGTTCGACATGATCGCCCGGGAGATGCAGAACAAGGTCATCGACCTGAAGCGCGTCGAGCAGGCGATCGAGCAGGCCGGCGGCATCATCAAGAGCGACACCCGGCCATACCTGACCGAGGAGCTCTATCACGGTCGCGTCAGCTCCCTCACCAAGAAGTTCGAGCGCGAGGAACTGCGCCCGCTGTTCAAGCGCATGGCCGACGAGGGCGTCGACGCCGACGATCTGGGCATGTTCCTGTGGGCGCGGCACGCGCCTGAGGCGAACAGGCAGCTCACGAAGGTAAACCCGAGCGGTGCCACCGACCTGTCCGGCATGAGCGACGCGCGCGCCAAGCAGGTCATGGACGACTTCAGGAACGCCGGCAAGCTCGCCAAGCTGCAGGCGCTCGCGCGAGAGATCGACGGCATCACCAAGGGAACGCGCGATCTGCTCGTGCGCGAGGGCCTCCTCGAGCAGTCCACGGTGAATACGTGGGAGGCGACCTACAAGCACTACGTCCCGCTCTATCGTGAGGATCAGGACGCGCCCGGCACCGGCACCGGATTCAAGGTGCGCGGCGAGGAGTCCAAGCGCAGGGTCGGGTCGAGCACGCGCGCCGCCACCGACATCGTCGCCGCGGTCGTCTGGGCAAGAGAGCGCGCCATCATCCGCGCCGAGAAAGCGAAGGTCGGTCGCGACCTGATCAAGCTGGCCGAGGAGTTCCCGAACCCGGACTTCTGGAAGGTGGACAGCCCGCCGCGCTCCAACAGGATCGATCCGCGCACAGGTCTCGTGGTCAACTCGATCGACCCGATGTACTTCAACCGTCCCGACGTGTTCGTCGTGAAGGACGTGGACCAGAGCGGGAACGTGCGCGAGAGGATCCTCGCCTTCAACGAGAACAACGAGCGCGCGATCAGGCTCTCGCGCGCCATGCAGAACCTCGACGTGGTTCGCCTTGCCGGCATGACCAAGGTCGTGAACAAGGTGAGCCGCTACTTCGCCAACCTCGCGACGCAATGGAATCCGCTCTTCTGGGCCACCAACTTCGTGCGCGACGTGCAGACCGCGGGCGTGAACCTGCAAAGCACGCCCCTCAGGGGGCAGACCGGGAAGGTCTTCTCGAGGATCCCGTCATCCCTTGCCGGCATGATCGATGCCGAGTTCAGGGACGGCAACTCACGCTGGGCCCAGTGGTACAGGGAATACGAGCAGGCCGGCGGCAAGACCGGGTGGATGGACGTGTTCGACAGCCTGCGGGATCGTCAGGCCGAGATCGGGAGCATGATCGACGCGGCCGGCAGGCCCAAGAAGGATCCGCGCGTGTGGGCCGAGTGGTCCGCTGACGTCATCCAGAAGACCAACTCCATCGTCGAGAACGCTGTTCGCCTGTCCACCTACGTGGTCGCGCGCGAGCAGGGACTGAGCGAGCGCGAGTCCGCGAGCATCGCCAAGAACCTGACCGTCAACTTCAACAGGAAGGGCAACAGGTCGAGCGCGACGAACGCATGGTTCATGTTCTTCAACGCGAACGTCCAAGGCACGGCGCGCATGATGCAGGGGCTCGCCACCAGCCGCAGGGCGTGGGCGATCGTGTCCATGATGACCGCGCTCGGCGCGGCAATGGAGCTGATCAACAGGATGATCGGCGACGCCGACAGGGACGAAGCCGGCAACAATCCATACGAGCTGCTCTCGGACTGGGAGAAGCAGCGCAACTGGATCCTGATGACCGGCGGCAAGAACAAGGAGGGCAAGCCCACCTACGTCAAGATGCCGCTCCCCTACGGCATGAACATCTTCCCGGCGCTCGGTCGTCTGGTGATGGAGGGCATCCTCAGCGCCAGCAAGAACAAGCTGGTCATCGAGCGACGCTCGCCACTCGAGCTGGCCGCGGACATGGGCAACGTGCTGATCGATGCGTTCGCCCCGCTCGGTCAGGCCGGCACCTTCAACCAGTTCATCGCCCCGACCATTGCCGATCCTTTCGTGCAGATGGCCGAGAACAAGAGGTTCACTGGCACGCCGATGGTGCCTGAGAAGGAGTTCGCCAAGGCCCTGCCGCGCAGCCAGCTGTACTTCACCAGCACCAGCGAGACCGCGAAGGATCTGGCCGGCTGGCTCAACAGGATCAGCGGAGGCGGCCCTCTCGAGCCCGGCTGGCTGGACCTGTACCCGGCGCACATCGAGCACGCCTTCGCCACCATGACCGGCGGGGTGGGCACGTTCACGCTCGGCATGACCGAGTTCGGCAAGCATCTCGCCGAGAAGGTGACCGGCAAGGAGCCGCTGCCGATGCCTGCCTCGCGCGTGCCCTTCGTGGGCAAGTTCTACGGTGAGATCGACGAGCGCGGGATCGAGGCCAAGTTCTACAGGCTGAAGGAGAAGGCGGACCCGATCGCGGCGAGGATCAAGGCTCTGCGCAAGTCGGGTGACAGCGAGCGGGCGGAGCAGCTCGAGGAAGAGAACCTGCCTCTGGTCGAGTTCGCCAAGGCGGCAGGCAAGACCAGCTTCAAGAAAGGGCGCACCGCCTTTGGTAAGGAGCTGCGCGGCACGAGTGAACTCCCGATCGACGAGAGGGAGCGCGCGAAGCGCGAGATCCGCGAGGAGAGGAGCCGGCTTTTCCAGCGAGCCCTCGAGGCCTACAATGCCGCAGCAGAGGAGAACAGATAATGCAGCCCACCCCGTACAGCAGGCTCTACGACTTCTCCCAAGACGAGGTGAATGCGGTATCGGGTCGATCCACCGTCAGGACGGACGGGCTGGACGCCGAGCTGGACGCGATCGCCCTCACCCTGAGCGAGACCCTAGTCAATCTCTCGGCCCTGCAAAGGGATGATGGACTGCTGATCGACAACTCGGTCAGGCTGCACACCCTGTCCGCCGAGGTTCTCGCCTTGATGGGCAGCGGTGGCTTCACCATCCACGACCCGCTGGGCTGGCTCACGGCCACCGCCTACGCGGTCGGAGAGATCGTCACCGAAGGCACCGGCACCTACGTCTGCGCGGTAGCGCACACGAGCGGCACGTTCGCCACAGACCTCGCGGCCGACAAGTGGGTCGCCATCTTCGACACGACCAACTTCTCAGCCTCCGGCGTCAGCTTCAGCCCGACCGGTGGCGTCGCAGCCACCAACGTGCAGGCCGCGATCGCCGAGGTGGACAGCGAGTCCGCGAAGAAGGCATCCAACCTGAGCGACCTGTCGAACGTCGCCACCGCAAGAACCAACCTCTCGGTCCAGTCGAAGGCGGAGGCGCAGCAGGGCGTGGCCAACGTCGCTACCGCTGCAGGCACGCCGGACGTGATCACGGTTGCGCTCACCCCTACCGTCTCCGGGCTCACGAACAATCTTCCGGTCGTGTTCGAGGCATCAGGCGCGAATACGACGAGCACGCCGACGCTCAACGTCGACGGCACCGGTGCCAAGACCATCGTCAGGCCGGACGGTGCGGTTCTGTACGCGGGAGACATCCCGGCCGCTGGCGCGCGCGCCATCTGCTACTACGACACCAGCTCCGACAAGTACATCCTCGCCAACCCGTTCTACGCGATCACGACGACGCCGCTGCAGACGATCAGCCCGTCGCAGATCACGGCCGACCAGAACGACTACAACCCGAGCGGCCTGTCCACCGCGGGCGCGCTGAGGATCCATTCGGACGCGCGCAGGACCATCACCGGCATTGCCGGCGGTACCGATGGCAGGGAGCTGACCTTGCACAACGTCGGCGAGTACCCGATCGTCATCGCGTTCCAGAGCTCCGGCTCCACGGCCGCCAACAGGTTCGCGTTCGGGCACGTCCTTTCCGGCGAGCACTCCATGAAGGTCGCGTACGACGTGACTACCGGTCGCTGGCGCTGCACCTTCAAGCAGCTCCCGGCCGGCACGCACTTGGATCACATGGGAGGCACGGTCCCGGACGGCACGCTCGCAGAGGACGGGTCCAACGTCAGCCGCACCACCTATGCCGCCCTCTTCAGGGAGATCGGCACGACCCATGGCGTTGGCGACGGATCCACCACGTTCGGACTGCCGGACACGCGGCGCAGGGTCAACGTCGGGTCTGGCGGCACCGGCACCGGCACGCTTGGCAACGCTGTGGGCAACACAGGCGGCGAGGAAGCGCATACCCCGACCGTCTCCGAAACTGCTTTGCACGCGCACAACACTGCTGGCGGCGGAAACGTCGGCGGCGGTTCGCGACCGCAGAACATTGCCGACACGTCTGACGGGATCCATAACTGGAGCACCGACAACAATGGCAGCGGCAATGCGTTCAACGTGATGCAACCTTCGATGGTCGTGACCAAGGTAATCGTCTACTGAGGAGGGGGAAATGTTCGAGGTAGCAAGAGGCACATTCAAGGGCACCAACGCGGAGCTGCGCGCGCAGATCGACGCTCGCGTGGATGCCTTCAAGCAGGCGCTCGCGGATCACGCCAAGACCGCTGGCGCGCCTGCGCCGAGGGAGAATCCGCTCATCGAACGTCTGGCGCGCACGAACGAGCCCTACAGCATCGAGGCCGAGCCGCCTCCGCCCCCACCCCCACCGACGCCGGAAGAGCTCGCAGCACTCGAGCTCGCCGCGAAGCGTGCCGCCGCCATTCGCGCTCTTGAAGAGGAGCGGCTGAATGCCGCACTTCAGGACGCTGGCGCGCCACAGGAAGTCAAGGACTATGCGGCTGCGCTCGGCAGATGAGCGAAGACATTGACGCCATGGAAAGGCGTGCGATCTATCGCATCGCACCAGTCGTGGCGATCGCCAACGCGATCACCACGCTCGGGTTCGCTGCGGGAGTGATCGCATGGGCCATCGCGCAGGAGAGGACTGACGCACGGCAGGATGCCGAGATCGTCTCCTTGGTCGCCGGGGTGAAACGATCTCGGCATCCTGCC